CGATGGGGAAGGGATGGCCCTTCGTTGGATTCGCGTCAGCCTAAAAGGTAAGGACGATTACCAGAATGTTGGTAAGCGTCTGTCTGAAGGCTGGCAGTTTGTAACTGTTGAAGAAGTTCCTGAGATGGTCAACTCTTCTGTCGTGAGAGAAGAGGGACGTTATACTGGCGCAATCTGTCGTGGAGATTTGGCCTTGGCAAAGATGACCAAGGCTCGTGCCAAGTCCCGCCAAGAATTTTATGAGAACAAGAGTCGGGAAATGGTTGATGCTGTTAATGCCCAGCTAATGCGCGAAAGCAATTCAGCGATGCCAATTTCCAACTCTAGTAGAACTAGAGTGACAAGGGGTCGTGCGAGATTTGACGATTAAGTTAATCAAGCCGTCTTCTGTCGCTAGTCACAGTATTAACAAAGGAGAGAAAACATGACTGCTACTCTAGCACCAGACGGTTTTCGCCCTTCACGCATTCGTGGTGGTTCACCAAATAGCGCAGGCGCAAATGAATATCCAATCGCCTCCGCTTATGCCAGCAATATCTTCGCTGGTGATATCGTTACGAACGCAGCAGGGTATGTAAATGTTCTTGCTACAACCACAGACAAGGCAATGGGTGTCTTTATTGGTTGTCGCTATGTAGTCGATGGTCAGCCCCAGTGGTCTGATTATTGGCCTGCAAACACTTCAGCTACCGATGCTTATGCAATGGTTGTTGATAATCCAGAAGCAACTTTCGTGGCACAGGCAGACGGCGTAGTTTCAATCGGTGATATGAACTCACAGAACTTCAATATCACTCTTGGTGCCGGTTCAACTGTCACTGGTCGTTCAGGTTTTGCTATTGATGCCTCTACCAGAACAACTGGTCATGCAATGGTTCGTCCAATTGCAGTTGTCAATGAACCCGGTAACGTACTTGGTTCTGGCTATCCACGTGTTGAGTGTCGGATTGTTAAGCATATTGATGCTTATATTTCCGCCGACTCTTCAGTTAACTAAGGGAGGCTAGACAATGGCTATTAACAGAGCTAGTATTTCCAAGGAGCTACTCCCCGGCCTTAACGCCATTTTCGGTCTTGAGTACGGTAACGTAGACAACGAACACGCTCCTCTCTTCGATACCGAAAATTCAGATCGGGCATTTGAAGAAGAGGTACTGTTCACTGGTTTCGGCACTGCACCTGTTAAGGGTGAAGGCGCTGCTGTCCAGTACGATCAGGCACAGGAAGGCTACACCGCTCGTTATACACACGAGACAGTAGCACTTGCTTTTGCTATTACTGAAGAAGCAATGGAAGACAATCTTTATGATACGTTCTCCAAGCTTCGTGCACGTGGTCTTGCCCGTGCAATGGCAAACACCAAGCAGGTTAAGGCAGCCGATGTTTTCAACAACGGCTTTAGCTCCAGCTATCTTGGTGGTGACGGTGTTGCTCTATTCTCAGCTTCACACCCAACTGTTTCAGGGAACCAGTCCAACATCATTGGTTCTTCTGATCTTAGCGAATCCTCACTTGAGACTGGCCTCATTGCCATTTCAAAGGTAAAGGATGATCGTGGTATTCTCATTGGTGCACAGGCAGTTTCACTGCATGTTCCAACTGATCTAGTCTTCGTTGCAGATCAGATTCTAAACAGCACCATGTCAACCACAATTGGTGTAAACCCAACAGATACAACAGTTGGTGCCACCAATCTAAACGACATCAACAGCATCCGTAATCAGGGCATGGTTCCAAAGGGCTTCTTTGTCAACCGTCGCTTCACTGATACAAACAACTGGTTCCTCAAGACCGATGTTCCAAACGGTACAAAGATGTTCGTCCGTGCACCTCTTGCCACCAAGATGGAAGAGGACTTTGACACTGGCAACCTCCGCTTTAAGGCCCGTGAGCGTTACAGCTTCGGTTGGTCTGACTGGCGTGGTTTCTTCGGTGCCAATCCAAGCTAATCTTTAGTTTGGTATAAATAGATTGGGAGAAGGGGTAACATAATATTTATGTTTACTTCTTCTCCCTTTCTTTTATTTTTAAACATTATAGGATATAATTAGGCATGGACTGCTTATATCTATTAATGTGCTGTGTGGAGAAAAATTAATGGCTTCCAATATTAGAGTTGCATTTGTAACGGGTAGTGGTGCATTGCTGGATACCGTAACAAGTGTAACAATCACTGATACAAGGGTCCATATGATCCAGTCTTCAGGGGTTGGCACTTTTGCTATCACTGGTGTTCAGACAGATGCTAATGGCAATGTAAATGGAAATATCATTAAGTATGTTAACACCACCGCTGTTGATGTTAATGATGTTTATCTAAATGAACTAGGTGTTAGAATGTATGGTCCTGTAAAGGTATCTGCTCCAACATCTACTGCTACAACGACAGTTTTCTATGGCTAACTATACGTATCTTGTCGGAGACATTATTGACACTGCGGAAGATGATTCCACAGAGTTTTACAATTATGTCCCCAATATGGTTAATCGCGCAGAGGAAAGGCTTACTAAAGACCTAGATGACTATGGTCTTGTAACTTATACTTCTGTTGCTGTATCCGCTGGCAACAATAAAGTAACTCTTCCTTCTGGTACAAGAGTTATTAAGAATGTAAACATTGTTAGCGATGGTTCTAAAATTAACCTTCTGGCAAGAACGGACGAATTTATTAATGACTATTGGCCGGTAGTTGCATCTACATCTGAGCCTAAGTATTACGCACGTAGAAACAACACAACTATTCTAATTGCTCCAACACCCGCATCCACTTGCAATGGCGAGATTGTTTATGTTTCCAAGCCAGCAGCTTTGACTTCAGCAAATCAGACAAACTATTTTTCTGACTTTTGTTATGATCTTTTGTTTAATGCTTGCATGATTGAAGCGATGCTCTTTATGAAAAACTATACACAAGTAGGGACTTATCAAAATGTCTATAATCAAATCTTGGAGTTGCAAAGGAATCAGGCTCGTCGTACAAGGCGCGACGACATGCAAGCGCCTTTTTCTCCGGCTGGTGGCGACAATACGCTCATTCCCAATGCGAATTAAAAGATTTAGGGAGAAGTTTTAAATGGCAACCGCAGCACTTCGTAGAGAAATTATTAAGTTTGCAGGTAAACTTGGCAAAGAAGCTGCAAAGAAAAAGTATGGGAATGATGCCGTTCGTGAAGCTGGGCAGCAGATGAAGCGTGATGCCAAGGTACGGGCAGCAAAGAAAGCAGCCGAAAAGCCAAAGCGTACACGTAAACCTGCTGCTGTTCCAAAGAAACAATCTAAGGAAAGCATGCGGGAAGAACGTACTAAAGCAATGCAAGCTCGGCCAGAAGAAGCAGAGACAACTGTACTAGGCTCACGTGAAAAAGGTAAGCCAGTAAAAACTGGTGTAACACGCAGTCAAGCACGTAAGCAAATTTCAAAACAAGAAGGTGAAACTGGTGAACAGTTTATGGGCCGTCTTAGTCGTGAAGCTGAACAAACTGGTGTAGGTACTGGTCGTCGTTTCTCTGAAGGCGATTCTGGTTATGCTCGTGAGCAAATTGACGACATGATGCGTGGTCGTTATCGTTCTGCCGAAGATACTACAGAAGAACCTGATCTAGTCGATATGCTTCGCAGTCTTCAGGAAAAAGGTGTTGGTGGTGGCCGTAAGAAGGGTGGCCTAGTAGCTAAAAAGAAAAAGGTTAGTGGTCCTCGTGGCACTGGCGTAGCACTACGTGGTTATGGTAAAGCTATGAAAGGATCAAAGTAATGCAAAAGAAATCTAAAAAGTATGCTAAAGGTGGCATAATGTCCTACCTTTCTCCAGCATATGCCGCAGCTAAAGGTGGTCCTGAAAATGTATTAGCTGCATTTAGTCCTGCATATGCTTTGTTTAAATCTTCAAATAAAAAAGAAAAAGTTCCTGAAACTATCAATATGACAAAAAGCAAAGAGTTTGATGTTGGAACTAAATTTAATACTACAGGTAATTTTAAAAAAGGTGGTAAAGTTAAAGGTTGTGGTACAGCACTACGTGGTTATGGTAAAGCTATGAAAGGATCAAAATAATGGCTGCTGGTTCAAAAATTATTAGAAAAATTCTTACTCCAGATGCTGTGCGGAGAAGACTTCAAGCTAGAGGCAAAGACTTTACTCCTAAAGGTAATAAGCAAAAGGGAACTACTAAAACACCTTCTTCAGAAGCAGAGGGTGCACGTCTTGATCCTGAAACTGGTGGTTCCGTAAATGTTTCTCGTGAAATTGAACGGCGTAGGCGTTCAGGCGCTGAGAAAGTTACTAAGGGTAAAGTTTCTGGTGATAGAGGTATTGTAGCTGAAAGCACAAGCAAAAATGAGGTAGCTAGAGGAAAAAGAAAAGCTGAGCTTTCAGGACTTATTCGTGAGGGAAAAGCTACCACAAAACAAAAACGTCAGCTTAAAAAAATGTATAAGAAAGATGAATTAGATGAGTTCCGGGCTAGAAGCAAAGCTTCTGAGACTAGAAGAACAAATGCTGCTAAAGAAAGAGCTAAAGATAAGCGTGATCCTCGTGACACCTTTATACAGACTGGTGAAATCATGAAAGGTTATGAGCCAACTGATAGAGAAATGCAGCAGGCAATTTCTAATCTTACTGCTAGAAAAACTGATCCAAAGATTAGAGAGAGACTAGCCATTATTGAAAAGAAAGCTACAGGCGCTAAAACAATTGGTAGAGGAAAAGGCGGTCCAATCCCTAAACCAAAACCCACAACTCCTTCAGAAGGTGCGGCAATTAATCGTGGCAATCGTATGTCTGAAATGGAAGCTGGCGCAGCTAAAGCTATGAAGCGTAAGTATATGAAAGGTGGTCAGATTGGTTGTGGCGCTGCAATGCGGGGCTATGGTAAAGGCCCGTATAAAAAGAAGTAACTCGTGGTTATGGTAACGCAATGAAAGGAACAAAATAATGCCAAGTAGATCACTTTTAAAAGCATTGGGTAAAGCTTTACCCAAAAAAACTAAAAAACAAATGCTAGAAATGCAGGCTAAAAAGGCTAAAGCTAGAGCTGATAGAGTTCCACTAAGTGATGCAGAAATAGATGCAAAATTGGCAGAATATGAAAGAAAGCTTAATCCACCAAAACCTGTTAAGCCTCAGAAGGGTGAACCTATTAATATGGAAAATATGAAAAAGGTTGTAGGAGAGGTTATAAAAAATAAACCTAAAAAAGATGGAGTTAAAAAGTACAAATCTGGTGGTAAAATCCGTGGCGTTGGTTGTGCAATGCGTGGTTATGGAAAGGCAATGAAGGGCTAATGCCTCTTAAAAAAGGTACAAGTAAAAAAACAATTAGTGCAAACATTCGTAAGTTAAAGTAATGGCTCTTTCTGATTCAGATCGTAATAAACTTAAAAAGTATGGTTTATCTGGTTTGAATAAACCAAAGCGTACGCCAGACCATCCAACAAAAAAAGGTATGGTTGCCGTTAAGGCTCCTTCTGGTGGTGTAAAAGTTATTCGCTTTGGTGACCAGAAGATGGGACACAACTACTCACCAGAGGCACGTAAAGCTTTTAAGACAAGACATGCAAAGAATATTGCAAAGGGTCCACAAAGTGCAGCCTATTGGGCTGATAAGTTTTTTTGGGCTGGTTCTTCTGGCTCAAAAAAGATGCCACCTAAAGGACAAAAGCTTGTAAGAGGGATTAAAAGAAAGTAAAATGGCTATTAGTAGATCAAGTGTAGGGAGTCAGATTATGAAACCACCAGCAAAGAAACCAAAGCTTGGTACAGGCAAAAGATTTGAAAAGGCTGTAAAGTCTTTCTCAGCAAAGGGTGTTAAAGACCCCAAGGCACTTGCTGCATATATTGGTCGTAAGAAGTATGGCGCAAAGAAAATGGCGCAGCTTGCTGCTGCTGGTAAAAAGAAATCAAAGTAAAGGAAAGCTATTATGGCAAAGGTAACTGAATATACTTCCAAGTTTTATGTTGGCGAGATTAATGATCCAAAGGATGTCTTTGAGTCTACTGGTAAGCCAACAGGTCAAGGATTTGGTGCTGCTCGTAAAGGTCCACAAGTAACAGGTAAGTCTGTTGATCTAAAGAAGCCTACCACATAAAGGCTGAATAATGGCAACTTCAGGAACATTTAACTTTAGTCTAGATATAGACGAGGTTATTCAAGAAGCTACTGAGATGATTGGCGGTGAACAGACGCTAGGCCATGAGCCTAAGTCTGCTCGTCGTTCAATTAATCTTATGCTACAGGATTGGCAGAATAGAGGCATTCTTTTATGGACTGCGGATACAACAACAGTATCCGTGTCAACAAGCGTTACTGCATATGATCTAGGCTCTACTGTTGTGGATGTTCTTGAAACTACGCTGCGTCGTGATAATACTGATCTACAGCTACAAAGAATTTCTATGGAAGAGTATGCTCTTCTTCCAAACAAAGGACAGACAGGCCGTCCTTCTCAGTATGCTGTTCGTCGTAATAGAGACAATGTTACAGTATATCTATGGCCTATTCCAGAAAATACAACTGATCTTCTTAACTTTGAGAAAGTAAGGTATTTGGAAGATGTTAATAAATCTGCGATTCAAACTGCTGATATTTCCAGAAGGTTTCTACCATGCCTTACTGCCGGTCTTGCATACCAGTTATCTTTAAAAAGACCCGGCGTAGAAGGGGGTCGTATTCAATTTCTTAAAGCAGAGTATGAAGAACGTCTTTCAAGGGCAATGGAAGAAGATAGAGAAAGAGCAAGCTTTTATTTGAAACCTCGTCTTAATAGAGTATAATAAACTATGGCAAGTAACAAGCATGCCCTAGCCATCTGCGATACCTGCGGATTTCAATATAAGCATAGAGAACTAAGAAAAAATAGTTACGGTCTACTAGTTTGCCCAACAGACTACGAGGGACAGTTTGATCTAAAGAATCATCCACAGAACAAAGCTCCTAATGTCCTTGATAATCCCGCTATCAAAGACCCAAGGCCACCAAACAATGCAGAACGAAATGTTGTTTGGAACTTTGCAAATACTAACTGGGAAGATGAAACTAGCAATTGGAATAATGTATAATGGCAACACTGACTGGTCAAAATATTGCAAATACATATAAGCAGCTACTGCAAGTAGGATCAGATAATTCTGGCCTTA